TTACGAACTTCCGCCATACCGTATGCTAATGCTGGGAAGAATAAATTTTTTTCATTTACGCCAGCAGTCCCATTTACTACTTCGTCATTGGTGTTAGGTTTATTAAAAGTTTCATAGTTGTAAGGAAATCTTAAACCATTTCTTGCTTGCTGGTAACTTTCAAGGCCGGGAGGCATTCGGAAATTGTTTTGGTTTTTGGTAAAAGTATTTGTTTGGTCTGTATCCATAAATACATTGACGACTGACTTAACAGACTGTAATTGTGGGGTATATGAATTAGCGTTTATTGAAGAATGAATATCATTAATAAGATTTAATCTACTTTCTAAATTCATTTGTGGTGGAATATTCGCCATATCATTACCGTCGGGGACAATGTATCTCCCTTCAAGTCTAATATTCTTTAATGAATATGAAAGAGAAGACATATCGTTATTAGCAACTGCATTACCAGCAGCTCTATTAAATCTGTTATTGAATACAGCATTATCACTAGACAAATGAATAGTAATGAGAAGACCTCCGAGATAATCATCATCTAAAAATAAGTCTTGCTGGTTCATTAAATCCAACTGAATAGGAATACTAAAGAATTGTCCTATATATTTGGAATTAACTTCTCGTAATCCGTGTGCTTCTGTATCTCCAACTTGATAAGCAGCAGCACTTAACATTCGTCTATTAACATACTCACTATGAGTTCCTCCACTCAACGAATTAATAAGTGGTTTAACAATGTAGTCGTCTTCGTTGTTGTTGTATGCTTCGGTAAGTCCGACATACTGTCCGTAGTTATTAACAGACGATAATTCAATAAGAGATTTCTTAGACTGTAAAACAACTTTATCAATACAATTTTTTACACCACCCCAATTAGGAAGGTTAAGTGCTGTTTGCGGCAACATAGCATTAGTTCCGTCAACTTCAATATTACCAGCCGTCCATTGAGCGTTGGCGTTAGTTCCGCCATTGGCGTAATCAGTTCCTACATTAACTGCTTGTAAAAGTGTATTATCTGCTTTCTTTATCAGAATTTGTCCTACAAGTTTCAATGAATTCATTTCTAACATTGCGGGTTGTGGTGGTATAGAGAATTTAATAGTTGGAAATCCTCCTTTATGTGAAAATCCACCACTAATAGATACTGCTGGTGCTGCTGTTTGAGTTAATACTGCTGGATTATCATTTAACGGTGCGAGAGTAAATGGTTTCTTAATTATAGGCATTTATATAATTAAAATAGATTTTTTTTTTAGATTATTCGGCTTGAATTGTAAAATTAATAACCGATTTAGTCAATTGTTCTGCAGGTTTATCTGTTTCTAAATCTAATATTAAAATATCAAAATTATTAGTTGTAATTGCTTGATTACTTAATCTATTAACAATACCGTATGAAGGTTGGTATGAACCTTGAATAACTCCGCCCATTTCATTACTTTCAACTGCACCGCTAAATGGGTGTGGAATTAAAGATACTATAGGTTTTCTATATCCACTCTTAGATTTATCGCTAGTATTCTTAAAAGATTTTATTGGTAGGTTATTTAATACTACTGAAAATTGGTCGGTTCTAAATTGTGGTATAATAGAATTCTTATTATAAATAAATTCATTACTATCCATATTTAATCCATTAAATCCACCTTGTGCTGCTTCTTCAGTATTATAATAACGAATTACATCGTCTAAACATACATAAGCTGGAAACTTAGAAGTCATTGTTAATGTTCCACTAGTAGGTAAAAATAATTTTCCTAATTGTTCGCTTAATTCTAAATGGTATTCTTCTAATATTGAAGTTGAAGTATTATTATCTTCTGTTTCTGCAGGTTTACCAACTCTTGAATACTCAATTGCTACTCCTTCGCCTTGTTTAGTAGCACACGCAATAACAGAAAAAGGGGTTTGAGCTTGTGCTTTTGCTAAACTAATTGCTGCTGGGTCGGCGTTTGAATTACCCTCACTAAAAAATTGATTGGGGAATGTAATATAACTTCCATTAGCAAATGTTGCCCCTTGGTGTGGATATTTAGTATTAGTATCATAAATTACTTTATGTCCTCCGTGGCTGTCTGTAAGATATACTCTTATTTGTCTTGAGGCACTCATTTCTCCGTGGTGGTAAAAGTTTTTATTATTTTTATCTAAATACATTTGAAAACCTATAGATACTGGTGAATTATCGTGAGGGTCTCTAATTGCGTCTAATGGTATACTTTCAAATACTTTCATTTGAGAAATACCAGTTGTTATTGGAAAAATATGATTATTTCCACCTATTATATTTATCATTCTTGGTTTTCCCGCTTCTACTGAACCGTCAGTAGTTATAGCGCCACCAGTAATTTCAACACCAAAGAAACATTCGGGATAAAATCCGCCAGTTGTGCCTTCGTCTTGTGCTGATACCATTTGTGCTCTGTTAATATATTCTGTTAATCCTACACCTTCATATAAGGTGCTTTCATCAGCACCTCCTACATCTACACCCGCACATTGTTCGCTATATAATCCTACAAATACATTACCTTCTTGAACGTCTATATTCTGATTACATACAAATTGAACTGTATTAGAATTTGATAAACTATCATATCCTCCGTCTTTTATAACAACAGTATTGTCTGTATTTAATTTTATATATTGATTTGCATTCACCCCTATATGAAAGTAGTTATGGGTTGATAAACAGTATGAATTATATGTGCCTGCTTGTGGTAATCCGTTTGCTGCTAAAGCAACATCTGCAACTGCATTAGATTTTCTAACTCTACCTGCAAATGCGTGTCCTTGTGCTTCCATTCCTACTTGGTGGTCTGCGTGTAAACCAAAAGCACTATGTCCTCCACTATGTGTAAAACCTATTTCTAATCCTTTTTCTGCTCTATCTATAGGTGGTATAATTAACATAAAATTAGGTAAAGTTAAACTGCGATTTTTTGCTTGTGGATTTATACCATAAATGCTATTTGTAGTATTAAATAAACTAAAAATACCTTTATCCCCACCAGTTCCTAGTGCTTTGCAAATTGCTGCTTGTAATGAATTTTCGCCGTCATTCAAGTTATATTCTCCCGCTGGTATTTCAAAAAGTAAATCAGTATTATTTCTTGGAACATTTTGTCTCCACGCACCGTCTACTTTACCAGCACCGTTATTATGGTAATCCCAATATGGGTATATTGTATCTGCTACAATTCTAATAGTTTGTGCTGTAGTAAATCTGATTTTATTATCCCTTTCAAACTGTGCGAAATTCATAGATACACTAGCATTCTCGGGGATAATAATGGGTTCATTATATCTCACATTATAGTTATAACCATTATCTTTTGGTGATATACAAGTAAAGTTCATTATAACTATAATTGAGAAAAAAAAAGTAAAAAAAAGTGTTTATACAATGCCGGGAGCTCCACTCATACCTTTTAACATATCAGTAGAAAAACCACCGCTTTGCTCGGTTGCTTCTTGATTTGTAGCACTTAATTTGGGGCCTCCTCCGTTTTCTTCGTGTCTATGCGCTTTTACTATACCGTGAATTAACATTCCAAGTCCTACCAATTCGCCCACAAATGGAACTGCATCAGCAACCCCCGCTTCTGCTATTGTATCTCCTATACCACCAGCAACTTTTCTTCCAACTGCTTTTGCAGCGTCTCCAATAGCGCCACCTACTCGTGATAATATCCCTTGTTCTGCTTCATCTCCACCAGCAGCCAATAAGTCGTCGTCTGCTGCTGGGTTTGGTCTAGTTTTTCCAGCTAAAGTTTGTTCGCTAGGTTCTCCAGTAATAGGTTTTTGACTAGTTAATCTATCAAATTGTGCCTGCTGGTCTGCAGTAAGTGAAGCACTACTTCCTTGTTGCGGTGCGTCTTCTCCTAATACACTACCCCCACCTCGTCTAATACTTGTTCCAATATCGGAGGTTGGTGCTTCTGCTTCAGTAGCTCCTCCTCCTTCTTCTTCTTCCTCTTCTTCTCCTCCCGCTTCCCTTAAGTTCTTTTGTTCGCTTTCATCTTGAGTTTCTCCACGAGCTCCAGCGTCTCCTCTTTGTCCTACTTCTCTAGCGTCTTTAAATGGGTCTGCTGCTTCTTGACCTATTCTATCCGTCTGCGTAGTTGTTCTACCTTCTTGTTCTGTTTGTGCGTCCCCTTCTGCGTCCCTTGCTTTTTGTTTTATGTTGCTTTGACTTGGTCTTTCGCTTTCTTGTGGTGTATTGTTATTTTTTGCTGCTTTTGCTTTTCTCATTTTCATAATACGAGTAGCAATTTTTTTACCACTTTGAATACCAGCACCAACACCTACCATAGAACCACCAATCTTTTCAGTATATTCCATACTTTGCGCTACTTTATCGGGTAAAAAACTACGACCCATTTGAGACATATTGCTCGCTAATTTATTAAAGTTGTCTTGTTGGTCTTGTAAGCCTGCTCTAAATTGATTTAATCTTGAAGAAAAATCAGCCATTATATATTATTCTTCTATATTTTTATTTTCAGATTGTGGCTGCGCTGGTTGTTTTTCTGATTTCGCTGTATCTTGATTGCTTAATTGTTTTTCGTTGCTTCGCTTATCGTCTCCGTATGGTTGTGTAAAACCTTCTTTTTTACTCCATATTAGGTCGTCGTGGTTTCTTCTTGCTTCTAACTCTTGAACGCTTAGAAATGTAAAGTCATATTCTTCTACCCTAGACCTTCTAAATATTTCCATAAATTGTTTATCTCCATTACCGAAAAATGATAGTGCTTCTCCTATCTTTTTCATTTCTGCTTCGGGAAATGACCCCATAATATAGTATGCGGTTGCGTTGTTTCTTAAAATAGTAGATATATATTTGAAATATTGCGTCGTAATACATACCGCCAACTTACCTTCAATTTCTCCATTTCCTATATGTCTGAATTTTGACGCTAATGCAGAAATTGCGTCTACTCTTCCGCCCCTACTAAACTTTACATCCCCGATAATATCGTCCAACAATACTAACCACCTACCTTTTCCTTCGTCTGCCTTTACCATTTCTACAATACTATCTAGTAATTCCTCGCTAAACTCTTCAAAAACGAAATCAAATTCGTCTATCATATATTTATTTATAGCGTCATTGTGTGCGGTAGAACTAATTAGAATTCTTGTTTCATAGTCGTCTTTATAAAATCTTTCAGATAAATATAGGTTGTTAATTAATAATGATTTACCACTTTTTACTCTACCTACTACCAATATTAAATGCACTGGAGATACTAAAGGGTATTTATCCTCTCCTTCATTTAGTTTATCGTCTTCTATTTTGATTGGATATATAGTTAAATCTCTATCTTCTTTTAATCCTTCTTTGGATTTTTTCTTTTTTTTATCCTTTTTCTTATCGTGTTCGTCTTCCATATTAAGGTCGTAATCTTGTGCTTTATCGTATTTATAACTCATCTATACTTAATTTAATAGAAGGTTTTATTTCTTTAGGTTCTTCCTTAACTGGTTGTAATTTTTTTTTTGCTTTTCCAATTAATCTATCTCCGTGTTCCCTTAAATATTCGTATAGTTGTGCTGGGTTTCTTTCCATTTCCTTAGTTACACCTTTCATTATGTTTTCAAATTCATCCATTTCTTCATTGGATTTTAATTGTTTAATAGCGCCAGTTTTTAGTTTATTAAACTTACTACTTGATTTATCCCCCTTCTGTTTTTTTACTTTCCAATCTTCTTCAATAATTTTTTGTTCTTCAATAACTTTTTTCTTTCTACCTCTCACTGCTTTAACTTCTTTCTGATTATCTTTTACTGCTTTTGTATCAAGTGCCGCTAATTCTTTTCTTTTATTATCCATTTCTTTTTTAATACGGCGTTTTTCAGCCATTTTTGCTCTACCTTTTGCTAATCCTTCTAATTGTTTCTCACTTAAAACTCTTTTCTTTTTTGGTTTCTTGGGTTTGACTTCTGTTTCAACAGTTTCTTTTATAAACATTTCTTCGCTCATTTATATACTTTTAAGATTATTTTTTATACTTTTTAACTTTACCAGTTGCTTTTTTTTCTGCTACTGCTTTTTTTTTTTGCGCTGGTGTTAATTCTTTCATTGTTGTAGGTGTGTCTTTTGTAATTCGTTTTGTAGGTCTGAATATTTTACCTTTTTTGCCTTCGTATGTTTTTTTGCCGTCTTGTGTTCTCCAGTCTTCTTTATGCCATCGTGTTAATCCAGTTTTTTTTGGTTTTGCTCCACTATAACCACCACCCATTTTTTTATACGCTTTAACTACTAAAGAAGATTTATAAGCGCTATGTTTCATAGAAGAATATTTTGCTCTTGCTTTCGCATACAATGCTTTATTAGTCGGAGTAGGCATTTATATATTATATTTATATAATATAAATGAATTTAAAAAAATTATTTGAAGAATTACTTGCTATATTGGAAGTAATGCGACACCATATTTTAAGAATAGAAAGAGAAAATAAAAAATTAAGAAATGATATAAAAAGATTACAAGAAGATATAACTAATATAGTTAAAACAAATAAAGTTTAATATGTTGCTTTTGGCCCTTTTCCTTTTGGTGCTGTATTTTCACCCTTTATCCGCCCTCGTGGTGTCGGTTTGGTTTGCTCTACTTGCTTCGGTCCCTTTCCAGTCCCTACTCGCTTACCCACTGTTCCCGCTGCTTGTTTTGGTTTTGATTTGGGTTTTGGTGTTGTTATTCTTGTAATATCTCTTTTTGGTTTTGATACAGATTGTTTCATATTAGGTGCTGCTGGTGCAGATTTTGCCCTTGGTTTGGATGTAGTTCTTGGTTTAGAAGTTTTCTGAACTGCTTGCCCCGCTACTCGTTGTGTTCGGTTTCTCCTTACTCTAGGAGCGCCACCACCACCGCCACCACCGCCACCACCGCCACCGCCACCACCGCCACCGCCACCGCCACCGCCACCGCCACTGGGTGGGCCTCCGCCACTACCACTGCCACCTATACTTGATACACTACGAACTCCCATTTGTGCTATATTAACTGCGCCAGTATTATTTGGGGGTGGGGGTTGTCTTGCTGGTGCTGGTTGTGGTGTTGCTACTAAATTCGGACTACCAGTATATTCATATCTATATTGTTCTTCGTCAAAGAAAAACGCTTTTTTTTCAAATTTACTTTTTTTATTAAAATAAGGAAATTGCTTACCTTTTTTTACCTTTGATATATATTTTGCTAAATCCTTATTATTTTTTTTCAATATTTCACTTCTAGTTATTTTCTTTTTAGGTTTTGCTGCACCACCCTCACTTGTGCCTGCTTGTGCTGGTGTCGTTGGTAATTTTTTTTTCTTTTTCTTTTCGTCTATAGGAGTTATTTTTGCTAATCTTTTCCATTCATTCATTGCGTCTTCTTCTAGTCTACCTAGTCCTATCCTTTTTTCGGGTTTCATTTTACCTATTTGTTTTTTTTTTAATTGTTCTATTAAATCCATTTGTTCTCTGATTAACCTACTTTTTGTTTTTTGGTCCATATATAATATGTTAAGAATTTAATTCACAAGCAACCAACAATGCTTCAACTAATTTAAATGGAATTCTGTATCTATCATATTTATTATGTTTCTTTTCACTTAATTTTATTTTTTTAACACCTTTATATTGTTTTCTCTTTTCTGCTGAATTTAATGTAATTATTTTACCATCTACTAATACCTTACAACTTGACGCTAAATTAGTTGTATGTATAGTTTGATTACCAAATGTTTTAACAAAACTACAATCCATTTTACATATTAAAGGTTTGAAATTTGGAATGTTAGTCCAAATTCTAGTTCTCTTTTTATATTCAAATCCATATTTACAATAATCTATATCATAAAATGGAATGAGTGGGTCTATGTATTCTTTCATTCTACCAGTTTGGGGGTTTTCTATCCAAAAATGTTTAGGTTTGAAATAGTCTAATATCTCAAAAATTTTATCAACCATAGGAACACCATATTTGAGAATATCATTATCTATATCCTCTTTTGTAAGGGGTCTATCATACCCCTTTAATTGTCTTCCTATCATACTATAGCGAATATGAGACCACCATAAACATACTGGACTTGCTGTTATTAAATCAAAATCACCTTTAGGAAATGTAGTATAATCCCATTCCATTATATCCGATATAATATGGTGATTTGATTTATAACCACTACCAAAGGGGCATTCTGCTCCAATATCCAAATCTAAAGATACTACTTTATGACCTCTTTTTTTTGCTGCTTTTCCGATTGAATGTGTCCCACTAAATAATTCAAGTATTTTCATTTTAAATAATTGAATTATTAAAAATTACCAATTCACACGCCTACTCCAATAATTCGCCGAATTCTTATCATTTTTAGTTAGTTTACCTTGTTTGTTTTTAATTCCTCCACTTCTCGCTAAATAATTTTTGCGTCTTGCTGGGTCTTTGTGTTGTGTAAAATCTTTCATTGAACTATCGCCAAAATGAATTAACCTTTTCGCACCATTCTTCATAACATATACCATACCTTTCTTACCTTTTTTAGTTGATTTTACTGGTTTATATAATGGTTTATTTTTTTTAAAATTTTCACTCATTTATATTTTATATGTATATTTTTTTTCTAAATAAATATTATCAAAATGGATATTTCTAAAGTTAAAGTCAAAGACACTAAAAATAAGCAGAAAGTTAAGAGGAAAGATAATCCCGATTATGAAAGTAAAGTTGTAAGAACTCGTGATGGAGTGAACCAAACAGTTTATAGTAAAAAAAATAAGAAAGGTAAAAATGTTGGAACTCCAGCAAAAAGAAGAGGTGGTTTTAAGGCAAAAAGTAATCCAACTTTAGATGCCCCTCCAACTATTGCCTCGTCAATGGCGAAACCAATTAATAATGTTGCCGCTCAGAAAGCAGCAAAAGCAGCAGTATTTCAACAAGATTATATAGAAAGATTATCTGTTAAGACTAGAGAACAATTACAAGGCGAATACAAAGCACCAAAACAAGTCAAACAATTAAAATCACGAAGTAGAGCAAATGTCTAAATTTTTTTTTTATTTTTATATTGTATAGAATGTTTAATTGCAAATTATGTGGAATTACTTGCTATACTACTTATATCTGCGAAGATTGTTCTAAAATTTCCAAACTTTACGAAATTTATACTAAAGAAGTTGTATTAGACGGTTTAGAACAACTATTTACAAGAAACGAAGAACAAATCAAACATAAACAAAAACATATACGCAAAGCAATACCGACCACGGGTCATATCAAATTAAAAGATAGAGAAAAGTAAAATAACCAAATAAACTTTTTGTATCTTTTTTTGATAAAAAAATATATAACTAGAATATATAATATGCCTGGAACTATAATGATGGCGAAAAATGGAGCTAAGTTTCAACAACTTACTTGCGACAATGCTGGAAGATTAGAATGTTCTGTGGACGCTCTTGAAATTACAGCAGATAATATTAATCTGAATGTAGATGAAGTAGAAGGTAAATTAGATACTATTAATTCTACTCTCACAAGTGGTATAGGTGGTTTAGTATTACCTACAGCATTAACTGGTAGTGGTAATTTAAAAGTATCTTTACAAGAATTAGGAAATGAAGGGTCAGAAAGATTAAATGTAGATGTCGGTTCTACAGTAAGTCAATTACCAACAGCATTAACTGGTGAAGGAAATTTGAAAGTAAGTATTCAAGAAGATTTTACACATAATCTTTCTACAAGCGCTAAACAAGATACAATTAATACGACTTTAGGGACATTATCAACATCCGCAAAACAAGATACAATAAATACGACTTTAGGGACATTATCAACTCACGCAAAACAAGATACGACAAACGGTCATTTATCTGCTCTCGCAAGTATAGTTAATCCAGCAATAGCAACGGCAACCGCTACAACAATTCCAACTAAATTGGATACAATAAATTCTTCAATAGGAGATTTAGCAACAGAAAGCACTTTAAATATTATTGCCGAAGAATTTACAAAATGTGATACGGATAATGTAGTTATTACTGGTGGTGTAGTTCTTCCAGCAGCATTGACTGGTGGTGGTAATTTAAAAGTATGTATTCAAGAATTAGGAAATGAAGGTAGTGAAAGATTAAATGTAGATATTGGTAATGCTGTAGCACAATTACCAACTGCTTTAAGTGGTAGTGGAAGACTGAAAATAGAAAATGATATTAGTGGTTTTGCTACTAGTGCTAATCAAACAACTATTAACGGCACACTTGGAACTATTAACAATCAATTTAGAAGTCAGTGGTCTAATGGTGCTGGGGGTGGAACTGCCCTTGGACCAGCAGTAGCACTTTTAGCAACTGAAGCAACTTTAACCGAGATTGAAGGAGCAGTAGAAACAATTGAGGGTTGTGTAGGTAGTAATAAATTAAATGTGAATATTAGTAGTGGAAATATAAGTGGTTTTGCTACTAATAGTGATTTAGTTGCTATGAGTGCGAAATTACCAGCAACTTTAGGACAAAAAGCAAATGCTAGTTCTATGTCTGTTTGTAGAACTAATACAACTGGCGCTTATGATTTAAGCGGTAGAACTACTATAGGGACTGCTTCAACTTCTACCAAGTTATTATGTAATACTGCTGGAAATTTAGTAGTAGCAACAACAGCAGAAGACAAAGAAGTAATAGACGATGACGCTATTTCACCAAATACCTTAAGTGTTGTTATTGATACAGAACATTACGAGAAAATAAGATTATATGGTAATTCTACAACTTCTATAGGAAGCGACCTAACTTGCTTTGGAACTAACGACGCACTCGGCACATATTATCACTTACCTAATAGTGATTTCCAAGCAAATACCTTAACTATTAGTGGTGGTAGTGCTATTCATTATTTAGGAGTTGTATTAGAAAATACACCAAGATTTATTAAAATATTCAACAAATCTGGCGGTTCTACTTATACAATTTCAAAATTAAGAATGGTTGGTAGTGGTGGAAGATTAGCAGTTTAAATATATGATTTATTAATAAATCTAATATATATCAAAATAATATATATATATACAAAATGTAAAATTTATTATGTTAAAGTTTGTATCCTCTCCCTAGCATTTTATTACCTTTCGTGTTTTTCGTGTTTTTCGTGTAAATTTTAAAATCCTTCCAAAAAAAACTGAGGAGGAGAGAAAATCACACGAATTTCACGAATTTTACGAATTTATTACATTATGATAATTGTTAGATAAACAACATCTAACCATTATCCCTCCATTATCATCTTGACTATTTTGGTCTGTTATATCTTTTAGACCACTTAATTTTATTCTTTCTCCTTCTATTGGTAATACAAAGTATCTATATGTATTTTTAGCAATTGTATAAGTTTCACTTTTAGATGGTATATTACTAGTTTTTTCCATATTTTTATGTCCATTAGAAAAGTAAGTCATATTTGCTGGATTATCAAAAAAATTTAATTGGTCATAAGAAAAAAAATTATGAGACGGTTTCCATTCTACTTTAAATGTAAAAGCAATTGTAGAAGCAATCGAAATTTTAATAAAACCATATGTAAAACAATCTGTTTCTCCAAAATTTATAGTCATATTATTTCCATCAATTACTACCTTTTCTCCAATAGTATGCTGATTAAAATATAATTCTTGTGGTATGTATTCATTTAAAACAATTTGCTCATTTTTAAAAGACGGATTATTAATATAAGGCATTCTATTTAATAAAATAATAGAAATAAATTTAAAAAAAAAATCTTATGTGATATTATATAAAAATGACTGATAGTAATTTAGTTGCTAATTCTGTGGTTGCTTCAAGTTCATCACAATATATAAGTATTGTCCCAGAGAATGGAGAACAATTCAACCCCACCCAAAAAATTATTTACAATATTGAACCAGAAATTGGATACATTAAGAAAGATAGTTATTTAATTATGGATATTCAAAATACTTCTGCTGACCATTCACGATATACATTAAATAAAAACTTAGGGGCACACGCTCTCATTGATAGAGTTGATATTTTTTCAAAAGAAACTGGAATTTTGTTGGAATCGAATACTCATTATAGAGAATGGTGTAATATCGACCACCAATATTTACACGATACTCATAATAATATGTCTAATACAGAAGGAGTAGGACACCCAGTCCAATCTTGGACACATAATGTTGCTGCTGATAATAGTGTTGTTAGTAAAAGAAGTGTTCCTAGTTCAATGGAAATAGTAAATAACCAAATTTCACCAGTTGCTGCCGACGGAACTAACGGAGGAGCACCTTTATATGGAGTTCGAAGGTTTTGTATTCCACTTAAAGTAGGTCTATTTGGTGCTTACCAAGCAGAAGAGAAAGCAATTCCTATTATGAATTTTGGTGGTCTTCGTATTGAGATTACATTAGCAAAAGCAAAGGATGCTCTTCAACGACTTGGTCTTACAATGAAAGATACATTACACCAAAGCGAAAAGAAAGATTTAGTTGTTGATATGGTTGAAGTAGGGCAGACTGCTGGTGTTGATGTGCCAACTAGTAGAACTGGTTTTACTACACAAGAAATTATATTGGATAGAGCAAATGAAGCAACACAAGGATATAAAGGTTCTTTACAAGATACTGGATTAGTTGTTGGTAATAGAGTTCATTTCTCTGGTAAAGATAATAATAATAATGACGATTTTTCATATCACGCTACTATTCAATCAATAGAAACAGAAACTGCTAGAGATTTAATTATTAATGGTAAAACTCACGCAAATTATCAAAAATTAAAAATTACAGTAGGAGGTATTACAAATAGAACTGCTACTGGCGGAGGTCATAATAATGGAGTTGATGGATATAAAGCAGCGTCAGTATTAAAAGTTATTAATAGTGCTCCAAATTACAAATTAATGAATACAGAATTTAGACTTAAACAGATAGTAGCACCACCACAACAGATGGATGCTGGTATGAGTGGTATTAATTATGAATTTACTGGTTATGAAGTCTTTTTTGATAATATCCCTACTGCTACATTACGACACCAAATCCCTATTAATTCTGTTGCTTCCAAATCATTAGCAATTTTCTCTCAGTTGTATTTTTCAAGTAATATGGACGGTGATACTGCTTCAAGTCAAGATAAGTTAAATGGTGTTTTACCAAAAGATAGTTTAGTAAATGAGGTAGTATTCTTTATTAATAACCGCCTTTATCCTCTACGAAGTTATAATCCACAGAAAACAGCAGACCGAGTATTATGTGTTAATGAATTAGTAAAAGCATTTAGAGCAATAGGAAAACAACCTATGAGTTTAGGTTCTGTTGATTTTGGAGATATGGAAGATTATACTAATACACCATTAATAGCACGAGAACTAGCACGAAATGGTATGGTTTTCGACTTACGAAATGCTGAACCAGAATTAAGATTAAATTTTAGTGCTGGAAGAACTGATATATTAAGAGTCAATACTTTCGTCTTTAGTAAAAAGATTATACAGACTACCGCCAATGGACTTCAAGTAATCCACTAAGTTTCCTATAGCGTCTTCAATTGAAGGCAATTCAAATTGTGTTTCTCTGTATTCACATTTATAAATTTTTCCTTGACCCATTATATAATAATATAATATATACTTATATAATGAATGGAAGTAATGACCGAAAATTAAAAATGCCTACAACTGATTTAAAGAAAAAACCTTCTTTTGAATTGTTAAAAATGATAGGAGATGGAATGGTTCAAGAAATAACTAAACACCCCTTTAGTAAAGTAAAACCTCCAAAAGGACCAAAAATTGAAGAAATTTTTATTAAAGGAAAACAACCAAATTCTATAGAACCTAAAAAAATAAAAAAAAAAAAATTTAAAAAAAAAATATAGTTCTATAATATATAAAATATGAGTAATTTGTTTGATTACAATGTTAATTTACAACCAGCAGTTATGGATATTCGTAGTGAAACTTTAGAACCAATTTCAAGTTCAAGTCATAGATATGTATTTAGATTAGACCAAAGCGGAGAATTGGACGCTAATAGTGTTTTATTATTTAAACCAGTTTTAAGTGCTAATGCTGCTGATAATCAACACCACTGCCGAGTGAATGCTTATGCTGGTGGATTACTTGCTATTAAGAGAGCAACTTTTCAAGTAGGTGATTATGTATTGAATGATATTCACGATATAGGACGAATTAGTGCTTTAGTTGATATGGGAACGATTAATGCTTCCAATAACTCAAAATATAATGGACATTATTTTAAAAATAACTTACAGTATAAAGTTTTAGACACTCTTGGAAATGGACAAAATTTAGGAGGAACAGAAGCAAAATATGGCGGTGAAGGTAGTATAGTTGTTGATAGAGCAAGAAGTGCTGTGGATTATGGAAGAGTTGAAAATCAAGGTGCTAATGATGGACAACCTAATAACTGTATTCTTACTAATGATGTGAATACTTCACACCAAATAGGAATTCCATTAGGAAATCTTTTTCCAGCAATTAAGAACCAAACTATACCACTTTTCTTATTCCAAGATTACAGAATTCTTATCACTATTGAATTCCATACTGCCGATAAATATGTAAATCTTGTAGGACGAAATGATGTTGGTGCTGCTCGTAGTAATATTGCTTCTGCTGCTGATGTAGTTCCTCAAGAGGTTAAATTACAAGTAGATTACATTATTCAACCAGCAGAAATTCAAAATAAAATGAGAGAAATGACTAACGCTCAAGGTGGTTTAAATCTTTCATATCCAGATATTATTAAAGTAGAAAAACAAATTCCAGAAGTTAGTGCTACTGATAATGCTGCTAATAGTGGTTTAGTTCAAACGGTCGAACATAGAATTGGTATGGATAATAAAGAAGTTCATAAAATTTATATGTTAAAACAAAAAACTGGAGCACAAACTAATGAGGATAGAGTTTATATGAATGGGCGTTGTGAAGGTATGAACCAAGAAGAATATAATTGTAATATTGACGGTGTTGATATTTTCCAAGAACATAAATGGAATCCAGCAAGTCAATATGACGAAGCAAGTGCTTGTTTAGGTGGTGATTTACAAGTTCCTCGACCAGTATATTTCAATGACGAAAATACTATTATGAATAAACTAGCAGATAGTAGTGGTGCTATTTTAGGTAAATTAAAACCTTTATGTTTAGACCTTTCTAATGGTAATGCTGGAGTAGTAGGAGGTGGTCGAAGTGTAGGTGCTTATCCTATTATATGGAAATATACTCGAAGACCTTGTGCTTCTATTGCTTCTTTCGCAGATGGTAATTCACCAGCAGTTGCTGGAGGTGCTAAAATGACCCAAACTAAATGTAGTGGTGCTTTGAATGTAGATTACTTTGTATATTGTAGTAGAACCGCCAATATTCAATCTACACCTCAAGGGACTTCAGTGATGGTTGCCTATTAATCAAATTTTTTTTTTTCTTTTTTTTTCTTCCATTATTCTATAATAATGGCGGACTATAAAAAAACACTCAAAGATATTGCTAAAGTTGTTAATTATAGTTTAACGGTTGCTTTAGGTAATGAACTCAAACCAAGCGTTAAATTTATGGATGATTTTTTTGATATATATAAAAGTTTTGCTAATAAGGATGATGTTAAAATACAAGAAAAAGTATTTAAAAAATATAAAAGAAAATTAGCAGCAGAACAAGATGTTAGTAAGACTAAAAGAGAATTTAATGCTACTTTTATAGATTTAACTGAAAAAATGTTTAATACTGTTGGTTTTACTGAAGGAAAAGAAGGTATTTTAAATAAAGAACCTTTTAAATCTCAAATGGGAACAATAGCAAATTTTTTATTACCAAAAATGGTAAAACAAATTAATAAATTAGGGAAACCACCAAGCAAAGAACAAAATGAGCGTATAGAGAATGTAATGGGCACTATGATTACTAGTTTTAAAAAATACCCAAATGTTAATGATAATCAAATTGGTAGTTCTCTTGGCGGTTTAGAAGCAGATAGAAAAATAGATTTAAAAAAATTAAATGTAGAAGTATTTAGTGAAGCAACAAGACAAGAGGTATTAAAAAAAGCAAGTGGTATTAAAACAGAGGAAGGTTTTGATGTTGCTTTAAAAAGAGCAAATACGAGAGCAGAAAGAAAGATATTAGAAGACGCAAAAAGAGATTATATGAGCACTGACGAATTTAAAGAAAAACAAAGAGCAACTCTTGCTCTTAAGGCGGAAAAAATGAATACATTAATAAATAGAAAAGCACAAGTAAGACTTAAAATGAAAGATTTTAATTATAGTAATTTAACAACAGCAGCAGAAAAACAAGAATTTTTAGATAAAGCACTAAAATTACCAATTGATAAACAGACTTCGAGTATGATAGAGTATGTTTTAAGGGATGTAATGGCGACAGAAGAACAAGAAAAAGCAACAGCAGAACAAACAGCAGCAACAACAAGAGCAGCACAAGTAGCAACAAATTTAGCAACTGCTCAAGAAAACTTAGCACAGACACTAATAGACGACCAAGATAAACTCGACGGAGCAGAAGAAATAAAAACTATGGATAAAGCATTATTAGATGAAAAATTAGCAGAATTACAAGGTAAAGACAATTTAACAGTAAAAGAAACAGCAATGGTTCAACCATTAAAAGATAGAATAGAAGGTGAAAAAGCAAAAAAAATACAAGCAGAAGATAATTTAAGATTAGCACAAGAACAAGCAGAACAAGCAGCAAAGGAAGAACAAAGATTAGCACAAGTTGAAGGTGATAATCTTGTAAGTTTATTAGGACCTAGTTTAGACCAACAGAGTGAATTTGCTGAAACAGTAAGAGAAGAACAAGAAGGTTTAGCGGAAGCAGACAGACAATATCAACAATCTATAAGACCTTCTAAACCACGAATTTTTGGAGAAACAAAAAAATTTTTATATGGAGAAGAAAAAAGGCGTATTTTAAGAGAACAAAATGAAGCAGAAGAAGCGTATAGGCAACAATCACAAACAGAGTTTTTTGATAGTTTTATTGACCGAATGGAAACCGACAGAGCACAAAGATTAAGAAATGCTATTATTAAGTTTGCGGCAATAAAAGATGATGGAGATTCCAAACATAGGAGAAATAGAGTTAATAGACTTTTACAAAAATTTGCTAATCCTAGATTTAGTGCTGGTGATAGACAAGTTGCTGGTGATTTAGCAACTGCTTTATTTGTTCATAAAGATAAAGAACTTTTAACAACTGGAGAAAAACCAAATAGAGTTAGAATGGAAGAAAGATTAGAAAAACTTAGAAATAATTTAGAAAAAACTGGATTGAAATTAAGAACAGAAGCAAGAGGTGAAGGTTATGATTTTAATATGCCTAGAAGAACTGTAGCAAACAGATTAGGATTAGAAACACAAAAAGTTGCTGATGTTGAAAATCCAGATAGAAAAGCAATACGAGATAAATTTAGGGAAGAAAAAACACCAACTGATGAATTAAGAATAGGTAGAGAAATAGCACTCGCTGGAAGAGCA